CGGTGTCTAGCATATAAATTCTACTGCCAGGATTAGTAGCAGTAAACGTCCCATTTGAGAGAGAACTTGACGTATCTTGTGGACAATTATCCGACGGAAGAATGGGCAAGCCTTCAAACGTAAGAGTCTGGAAGCTAAGATCACCAACCTTCTGTGTAATGATACGCAAGTGGTCATCTATCGAAGCGTTATACGCACGATAAATATTATAGTCAGTCAAGATTATGTCAGGGCGTTCGTTACCGAGAGACTTAGAACAATTATCCTTTGTCTCGCGCATTGCGACAATCCCTTTATCCGGACCAGATGCATGAGCTGCACCGAATACATTGGCACCAGCCGATGATCTACTATCGTCGTTACCAAAGTTTGCATCAGTACCATAGTTCAACGCCTTATTACGCCACCAACTATAGGTATTCTGATTAATTCCACCAACCGTCGTACTTGACGTTGGGTCATCTTGCACTAGATGTTGGAGACCTTCCATCATCTTGTTAGTAGAATCAGCGTTGGCATAAAGCCTAGTCTCAATCTCCTTAACAAGTGAGTTTTGGGCAACCCCCATCTTATGTTTTAACAGATTAATGATCTGCATTTTACCACGGTTTTTCTGCTCTTCGATCTGCGACCGAGTAACTGAGGCCACTAAGTAGCGCCAATTATATTCAGCCGTTGTCAATGGATCAATATCATTAATATTGACCGCATCTTGATCTGAAATCCAACCAACCGTGTCGTTCTCAGCATAAGAAACCGGAGTTTCTATATACTTCCCACCTTGATGGGTCTGCAACCGACCTTTGCTTTTCAAGTATGCAAAGAAAACTACCTCGTTAAATACTTGATCGGCAATTCGTTGCTTCATGTGGCGCCATGTGCTGACAGCCAAGCTGTCGAGCGCCTCCGTCCTTGAACGAACAGTAGCCATTTTTACCTTATTATTAAAGTTATGATGCTTCTGATATAGCTATTCCAGAATCATCGAATAAATTGTTTAAGCCTTGATCTGTGACTTCTTCTTTAAAGGCTTTATCCATAGCCTCATCGAAATCCATATCTTGGCCCTCGCCTGTTTCACCAATCATCTTGCTTGTCGGCAGTAGTCCTCCTCCGAGAGAAGGTCTCTGCGGTGCAAGCTCTCTGTTTATATCAGCAACCTTATCTGGATGTTCAGCTTTCGCAATATGGTAAGCATCTTCCATTGAGATGTTATAACCATTATTGGATCTTTGTTGAATAATATCTGCAATATCATTCGCCAAAGGCTGGAAATCTGAGTGGAGATTAGACATCCGATTAATCTCCGAATTAACATTATTATTCTGCATATATTGTTGAGTTGCGGCAAGATCATTACTTACCGGCTCCATTGCTGAACCTACTGCATTTTGAATAGCATTACCAACTCTCTGTTCAATGTGACCCATTAATTGAGCGTTAGTCATACTTTCTAATTCTTCCTCGGACATTTGTCCATGGTCAGGTTCATATTCCTGTTCCTGCTGCAATGCATCAGTATAAGCAGACATTTGTTCACCAGCTGATTCTAACTGGGAACTTAGTGAAGCGATCTGTTGCCCCTGTTGATGCACTAATTGCATTAAATCACCCATCGTGGGTTGTTCTTCTATTGCGCTTTCCTCAGCCATATTACTCCTATCTATGCCGCTGGTACCATTTGATGATACCGCTGGCGATGTATTTCTTTTCTAATTTTACTAGCGATCCTCTCAGATCTACCGGTTCCAATCAGGTGTGCGTTGGTGCACTTAATGTCAAGATGGTACCCACCACCTCTGGGGGTATACACAACATTAATTGTTGCCACAGGAGTACTCTCCATTGGCTTTACTTCCTCACGAATCTTTTTAATATCCGTTTGGTCATTTACTTTTTTACTATCCATAATATTCACTTGCAAAAGTTACTGGATTAGGATTACTATCGTTTGCATATTTAATTTCATCAAGCAATCGACGCTTAGATGATATGCGGGTACCGACTCTATTATCGACACCAATTTGGTAATTATCCTCTCGGAAGATAACGGGTGCTTGGGATTTCACCCAAGCAATAGTTAGAGTATCGGAGCACTCTAAACAATTTTGGGCATTTCTTTCATTATAAGAAACAAACCTTTCTTCTGTTTTATCACACGCAGTGCAATGGTAATCGTACGCTGGCATTATTCTCCTTGCACAACTTCATTACTAATTAATTTCCTACCCCATGATTGACTTGCTAAATCTTCTGGAGTTGGTTGTTTATTTATGCCTCTAGACCTTTGGAAAGGAGTTTGATTTCTCAATGCCTCTGCCATTACTTGAGCTTCTGTTTGCTTTTTTATTCTATCAAAAATAGCCTGAGGACTACGTTTGGTAAAATCTATATTCTCTGGAAAACTACCATACTGAGCAAAGTAATCAGCCGTTGCCGTATCTTCTTGGGCTGCCTGAAAACCTTTTTGTGTATCAATAGCCCTTCCATATTTATCTGTACCTGCAACCTTAGACTCAAGCAAATCAGATGCAATTATAGCAGGTGTTCCAAATAAAGTACCAAGAACTTTACCAGCTAATCCGGCAGTTTTTCGCAATGCTTTGGCAGCAACATTAGCGGTACCTCTAGCCGCCATTTTATTGCCTTGTCTTACCAAAGACTTAGAATTAATTGCGGAAGTAGGATCCTCCGCTTTAGCTTGCATTACATTAGCCAAGTTGCCCCTGTGCCATTTGTTGTGGTACTTGCGCCATCATTTGTTGCTGTTGTTGATGTTGCTGTTCCATTTGCATTTGCTGTATCTGCTTAGCATCTGCTTCCTGTGCTATCTGCTGTAAGGTCTCCGTTCCTCTTTCATCAAGAAACTTTTTGAGATTTTTAATCCCCATACTACTAGCATCATTTGCAATCTCAAAGTTATTATCAAGATACTCTGGTATCCGTTGCTCTAGCTCTGGATCTTGCTGTGCTAATTGTTTAAGGGCTCTAAAATAATCAAACTGAGCTTCCATAACAGCGCCTCGATCCTTCTCGTCATTTACACGATCTGGATTTGCCATAGCATGAAGCTCTTTTAGCATTTGAACTGTTTCAGGACTAGCCATTATTTTACCTTTTTTGGTCTTCCTCGTTTTTTAGCTACTGGGGGAACAACTACTTCTATTGTTGCTTCTACTTTTTCAGCAACCTCAACCGCAATCTGGTCATTCCACGTTAATCCTTGGCTTGAACTACGAAAATTATGCAAGTTTGATCTTGCACCTTTTTTATTACCGTTCCTAAAACTTCCTTTTTTTCTATGCATTTCCGACTCCTGGCTGTTGCATTTGTGCAAATTGACCCATTGGCATTGGATTCTCTTGACTGTTACCAACCCCTTCTTGAGGCTGTAACATATCATCAAATTGAACTCCAATCATATTATCCAAAAGATACTTAGTTAATTTGGTAGAATCCACTAATGGATTATCTTTCAAGAGAGCATACATTCTTTGCGCCCGATCTTCCCTAATACTCTTAGTCTCACTAACAGATTGATCCGGATCTATTTTAATAAAGAATTTATAGCCAGCAAGTTCTCTCCCTACAAAAGATACCCATACTGGTAGTTGATCCGGTCCTACTACTTGTACTACTTGTTCCTCAGTCCAATATTTATAAATAACCTCATGCATTAGACGTACCATACCGACATGAGCATCAGCAATAGAATCTCTCCTTTCATCCTCTCTTATACTTGCGGCCTCCCGTATAGCCTTAACCTCTGTGGCTGTTCTATCTGCGGATCCTTCCCCAAATGAACCTGCTTCGTTTCGAGACATACCCATAATCTCTCGCACATCAGTCATTATACGATCTTCAGCCTTGTGTAGGCTATCAGGAATTGGAGCAACTTCAATGTTCTTGATCCCGTTTATATCTAGAACCCTAACTAGACCCGGTCCGTCCTCATCAAGTAACTTGGCTGCTTCGTCTTCACTGATAGCCGTAGCCGTGGCAATAAACTTAACAATAGACAATCTTCGGTGCCTCATCATTTGCGTCTTAATTTCATTAATCTCACGCTGAAAAGGCTCTAATATTTTTATATCTGGAATGCCCCAGAAACAATCATTATCTGGATTAAATGTTATTGGAAAATATGGCAAGCCATTATTAACTTGTAACTCATCATCATTATAATACAAGACTTTATCTGTAGCTGTGGGAGCTATTATGAATACTTTACCAGACCTTTTGTCTCTAACTTCCCATAAGTCTACAGTCTCTCTAGGGTTATTAGTGATAGTCTCCGAGAATGGTGTCTGATAATTCTTTCTATTCTTATAGGCTCGATCTTGTATTTCTTTCCTATGAGATAGTCTTGTATCATTAACAACATCATCCAAATGCCTGCTAATCTTCTCAGCTACATACCATGTATTCTCCCAGCGATCAGTGCCCCATGGTACTACAAAGTTACCTGTATCGAGTGTGCGATACCAAGGCATATTATCCATAATACCTTGCGTGTATTCAACCTTCCCACCTGATCTAGTGATAGGGGCAAAAGTACCTTCTTCGTTCGGTGTAGGTGAATGCTCAGCACCAAATCCAAACTTACCTATGCCAGTGCCTGTGAAAAAAGCATTTTGCACTTGCTTCTTACTCTCAACCTTAACACCCATGTGTATCATCATCTGGTTAGATACACGCTCCATTACTTTAGCTACTGCACTAGCCTCAGGTCCTGGCTTCTTAGGAGTTATTGAGATGCCTGGATTACGAAAATAAATCCTAGGAGTCATCATCCTAAGCATCATAAAGATGACATTCTTGGGCAAAATAGACTCATGGTAATCGCCCCGATAGAACGCTTGCCACATTGGCCACTTAGCCTCGCTAGCCCAATTTTCTCGGTACTTTACGCCGGAATTGATTTGTTCTTCCCACCAACCGACGTCTGGTCTACCGTTTTCGTATCCTTCCATAACTTCGCTATTTCATTAAACTTAGGGTATTCTTTAGTTTTATATGTATCTATTAAATCACTTCGATATACCACATCCTCTAAGGTTAAATTCCTTAAAGTTCTAGCACACCGAGAAAAAGCATTCTTAGAGTTGTCACCTCTGGCTACTACTTTTAAAATCGGACCAAAAGTCTGCGTAGCATAGTATCTTTCCTTATTGTACTTAACATTAAC